GGGCTGGGTGTATTCTGTTTAGCCATAGGCCTTGTTCCAGTTCATTTAGTGTGTACTCTGTGTGACTTATCTGAGTAAGCCATAGATCTCTGTTGGTAATGTACGGCTGTTCTATGTCAGCAAATCCAACGCCTACAGGATGGGCCAAACTGGTACTATGCACAATAGGACGAGATCCGGCAATGGCCGCTTGTATGCCTGGCCCAGAATTGTAGTTTACTACAGCGTGGCAATCAAAATGCATGTCGTAACTGTCGTATGTGTTTGCTAATTTTTTTGGAGATTCTATGCTGACCCCTGAAGGTAAGTTATTTAACATCAGTCTACAACGTGGATGTGGACGTATAGTAATAGGACGATCTGTGTTGTTTCTTAGTGTGCTAATGGTGTTTTTTACCCAATCGCTCATGTTTACTCCAGCTACTTGCAAACTACGGTCATGTTGTACAGCAATGATAACATTAGGTTTGGAAACTAATTGTGTGGCTAAACTAATATTCAGTTTTTTTGGCCTGTCCCAGTCCAAATTGTCTAGATGGCCGTAATAACCATGTGATGTGATGTTGTTCACTGATATTTTCCAGGTATTGCCGCGATACAACGCACCTATTTCAATTATGATTACTGGTTTGCCTTGTGCTCGATAATGCTCATACACTTGCCGATTGGCTGACATGCGCCCATGCCAAAGTACTGACCAGATAACTGCCGCGTCTGAGGTCATGCTATTTTCTTGAGTTTGGATACCCCTGCTTTGCAGGCAATCTAATACCGCTGACATCACTGGTCCAGAATTCAAAGCACATTGCAAAGGAAAATAGGCTACGTTTTTGATCATAAGTATTTTTGATGAAGTACACAGTAATTACCACTTTTAACGAGCCAGGCTATAAACAATATGGCCAGCGCATGATCCAAACCTTTTTGCAAAACTGGCCTGCGGAAGTCACGCTTGTTGTCTATGCAGAAGGTTGTACAGTTGAGGAAACTGCACCGAATCTTGTGGTTAGAGACCTTGCCATAGTAGATGCTCTAACTGTTTTTAAGGAAGCATGGAGAGATGTTCCCAAAGCCAATGGCAATGTTCAAGATGATCCGGTGCGATCAAAACGCAAAGATGCCGGTAAAGGATTCAAGTGGGACGCTGTGCGTTTTAGCCACAAAGTCTACAGCATATTCCACTGTGCAAAAAATACCAAAACTGATTGGCTAATTTGGATGGATGCTGATACTGTATGTCACAGTCCTATTACCATTGCTGATATTGATAAGTTGTGCCCGGGTCATCATGACTTGTGCTTCTTAGGTCGTAAAGGCAAGTACACCGAATGTGGCTTGTATGCCATGAATTTAAATCACTCTATCATGGGACGATTCTTATGGGACTTTCAGCGGTTGTATGATGATGCCGAAGGTGGTATATTTAGATTAGTAGAATGGCATGATAGTTTTGTGTTTGATGTTGTCCGTAAAAATCATCAACTGAACGAGCTAGACTGGTCAGGACACTTAATCACCGGCGAAGGACATCCCTTAATCAACAGTGAATGGGGTGCATATCTAGATCATCTTAAAGGTGATAGAAAACATGTTGGCCGTAGCAAACTCTTAGACCTCAAAGTAAAACGCACGGAAGCGTACTGGCAATGAACTGGATATTTTTAAACAAAAATAACTCCGACGAGTATATTGAAATGTTTGCGGCAGGTTCTAATACTGTGCCCACTTGCCTAGAAACATGGCATTACGAAGATAGTACTGATCCACTTGTGTTACGTGGTATTATGAAACACAAGATTATCAAACGTTGTTGGGAAGATAAACGCAACTTCTATTATATGGATACAGGGTATCTTGGTAATAGGCCCAATCCAGACAATCCCAACGGTTGGAAACACTGGCACAGAGTTGTGCCCAACAATTTGCAACACAATGCAGTAATATCAAGACCTGCAGATCGATGGCAACGGCTGGGCACAAAAATGCGTCCTGAACAACGGCACAGTCGTAACATCTTGCTGGTTGCGCCCGACGAGAAGCCTTGCAGTTTTTACGGCATTACACTGGATGAATGGATGCAAACAACTATTGACGCACTGAAACAACACACAGATCGTCCTATACAAGTTCGAGAACGTCCATCATCGCGCTGGGATCGAAAAACACAGCGAGCCGAAGACTGGCTGCTGGATGTACATGCTGTGGTCACATTCAACAGTTCTGCCGCAACAGAATGTATCTTGGCCGGTGTGCCTGTGTTTGTCACGGCACCTGCTAATGCTGCACGACCTGTGAGCAATTTAGATCTAAGCAAAATAGAAACGCCATGGTTTCCCTCAGATGACGAACGTCATGCCTGGGCCTGCCACCTGGCATATGGACAATTCCATACCACAGAACTAGCAGACGGCACCGCAGCCGCAATACTCAAGGAGACTCAAAATGCGTGAACATTATGGATGGCACTTCCCCGACTTTGAAACCCACTTTCCAAAGATGTTAAAGAAAAGCGTGGATAAAGGACTACCACCAGAATACCAAATTGCTGTGCGCAAACGCAGTATTGAGTTGTGTGCCAAACGCAGAACTGCGTTGGATATTGGTGCCAATGTGGGATTGTGGAGTCGAGACCTAGTAGATAATTTTGCCAAGGTCGTTGCGTTTGAACCAGTTGCTGTGTTTAGAGAGTGTTTGGAAAAGAACGTGAGTGGTGCTAACTTTTTTATCAGTCCATTGGCGCTTGGCGACCACGACACTCAAGCCACCATGATCATCACAGAAGGCAATAGTGGGCACAGTCACTTGGATCCAAATACCCTGGGCACTGGTGATGTACAAGTAGTAAAACTTGATAACCTAAACATGGAAGATGTAGACTACATAAAAATAGATTGTGAAGGCTACGAATATCGTGTGTTGCAAGGTGCAGAACAAACTGTAAAACGTTGCCGGCCTATCATGGTTATAGAACAAAAACCACATGCTGCTTACAGCAAAGATTATGGACAATTTGCTGCCATAGCATTGTTGGAATCGTGGGGTATGATCAAACTAGATCAAGTTAGAGATGATTGGATCATGGGATGGAACTAGACACAACTGACAACATTGACAAGGGTGCTAAAGATTCTGCGGCATGGGCTATCAAATGGACCAAACCCAGATACATTGATAAACATCGAGCAAGTTTTGAGATAGTGGATGCTTATCTCAATCAACCAGTGGGCCGACTGCTAGACATTGGGTGTGGGTTTGCTTGGCAAAGCAGATGGTTCAATGAAAAATACGGCACAGAGCTTTGGTTGTTGGATGGAGATGCTAGTACTAATGCTACCAAATCTGAAACTGCCAGTTATGGCAACTGGAATACAGATCCTAATCAATTAAAATTTTATCACACATTTGATTTTTTAAATTCAAAACTACAAGAATTAGGCACAAAGGACTATCAACTAATTGATGCAAACAACATCAGCATCCCCAGTGATGTTAAATTTGATGTTATTACTTCATGGCTCAGTTGCGGACATCACTATCCTGTAAAAACCTACATAGACTTGATGAAAAAACATTCACATGAAAACACTAGAATCATACTAGACATTAGATGCAAGGGTACGGCCACAAACTACATTGGTGTAGATGGATTTGAAGTTGTGAATGTTGTGAGTAACGCAGGTGGTAAAAAACGGGCCACTGTGGAAATAAAGTTGTTATGAGTCCGTATTACTTAGAGTCAGTTCAGCAGGGCGCAGAATTTCAAAAAAACAACAAAAGTTGGGCTGGATACGATGTGGTCAAGTATCAGAAGTGCATCAAGGATCTGGTGGATTGCTATGGTGCAAAAACTATACTAGACTACGGATGTGGTAAGGGCCTGCAATACAAAGAGCGACTGCCGTATGGCGAGAGTGCTGGGATCGCGTTGCCACCAGAAGAATGGAAAACGTTTGATGAATATTTAGATGTTACAATATACCGCTATGACCCGTGTGTTGAGGGATTTGAAACACTGCCTCCTGCAGGTACAAAATTTGATGGTGTAATTTGCACACAAGTGTTAAACAGCATACCTGATGATGATTTATTGTGGGTTGCAAAAGAACTAGAATCATACGCTGATAAGTTTTGTTTTATTGGCTTGAACTTTCAACGTCCTGCTAAAGGCAAGAAAACAATGTATGATCCTGCATACTTTCGTGAACCAAGAACTAGAGACTTTTTTTGTAAATATTTTAACAATTGGTCTAGTAGTGATTTGTTTTGGTGGTGGAAAGATCGTTCACACTACCCTGGATGGTTAGATGATCAATTACAAGGTACGTGGAAACATGTTCCAGATGCCTGGGACGGCAAATACAAATACACAGAGGCAATTTACAGATGACATTGATTGACAAAAAATATCAACAACAACTTAACAAAATGCACAAAGCAGGCAGATTTGACAACGGTCACAAGGCTTATAAAATTATTGAAAAGTTTTTTGTCGACTACAAACCAACAACCGTGATGGATTTTGGTTGCGGTAAGGGTGCATTAATTGCAAGCGTTAAACAGTTACATCCTGATGTTGTTGCGGAGGGGTATGATCCTGGGAATCCAGATTTTGCAAAATTACCAGATCAAACATTTGATGCTGTTGTTAGCACTGATGCGTTAGAGCACGTTGAGCCTGCGTATTTAGATAACACCTTACGTATGATTGATAGCAAGATAGAGCGTTGCGGATTCTTTAGAATTGCTTGTTATCCTGCTAAGAAAAAGTTGCCCGATGGACGCAATGCTCACTTAATTGTCGAACTGCCAGAGTGGTGGCGTAACAAAATTGAAACTGTAATGGGAGTAAAAATTGTTCAGGAAAACATTACTGTAGTAGATAAAACTACCAAGTGGGCATGGGTCAAAGGACACAACTACGATGTTATTGTAAAAAAGGTTTGAATCTTTGATATATTGCTCCACTGGAACCATCTGCGTCACTCCAGTGTGCGGCTGCTAAGTCGTTTATCCACTGTACTCGATTGAATGTTTGTGGTTTTTCTATTTGTGCAATATCATGATTGGACACCGACCATGTGACTGCACTAGCATCATCAACAAATACTGGCACGCCTTCTAAGGCCGCTGCCACACTGGCGCTAGAATTAAAAAAGCAAGCAGCATGAGCGCCCATTAAGTCATCTAATAATCGTGAACTTTCAGGGTTGATGACCGATACACTTTGCTTGATATAGCTTTGTGTTTGAAACTCAGCAAAGTGCCGCATATCAAACTTCCCAGGATGAGGCCGTATTACAATTGGCCGTTGAGTATGTTGACGTATTTCTATAATTTTACCACGCAACCAATCCATAGGGCTCAACGATTTCATTGCAAAGCCGCCATCGCGTTGCATGCCCAACAGGATATAACCATTTGTATTATACCTATCTGGGCCAAGGCTAATACCTAGGTGTTGTTGTATTTCGTGCCACTTGTCTGGACTACTATTCTTGTTAGCATACTCTGCGCGATCATAAAACGGGCCTCCAAGACTGTAACGTAGATAAGTGCCACCATCATCTAAGTATTTAAAACAACTGGCATCAATACACATTGTATGAAAGCCACGACGTTTTTGTTCCGAAATTACTTGTTTACGCAATGTGATATTTTTACCACCAATGTTAGTAGTTGCCCATCCTAGCACAACTGCTAACTTGCTAGGCGTATATCGGTAATCCCAGTCTACCACAACACTTGCACCTGTGGCTCTAACGCCTTGTGCAAAGTTTTCAAGACAAGCTACCTTACGTGCATGCTTGTGTGCGTTGGCAACACTTGATGCATAAACCACTACATCAACCACCATTGAGAATCCGCCAGGCTGTGCCGTCTCTCATTTCAACTTCTGTAAACTGGCAATATGCTAGATGTCTTGCCCAGGCTTGAACTTCATCCAGTGTGGGAATTTTGAGATTTTCAATTGCACTAATACTTTGACTACACAACGGCGCTGCCGCATTGGGTCCTAGTGTAATAGCAGGCTTACCGTAAAGCAATGCTTCGCCCGCGGCAATGCTACTAAATGTAACCAAGCAATGTACATCTCGGTCCAAGGCCATTTCCATGGTGTCATCATTGACTCTAGTACTACGATTTTGTTTAGTACGAATCACAACCGGGCGATCAGAATATTGTTTGATTTCTGCTTGTACATTGTCCAGCCATTCTTCGAGAACAATATCATAGTTGTTTAGGAGTTTTTGACTGGGAGGGGCAATCAAGATGTTTGTACCTCTTCGCATTTTTTTAATTTGCACACCAGTTTTTTCAAATCTGTCTACGGGTCGTTCCACAATGTCACCAAACCATTGTACGTCATTTTTTGTAATACGATGAAATGTTTTTTTCTTACCATTGCCAAAATATCCTGTGTCAATATAATAGAAATCTCTCCCCGCAGCCTGGCAGGCTTCCATTTGTTTGAGTTTGGTAATGCCACGCAATACCACAGGTGTTGTTGTGTGTGTTTCTCGAAGCCAAGTGCTGATCTGTCCACCAGCACCTTGTACAAAACTTTGTAATATGGGATCGTACATGTGACCTTTTCTTTTGTATCTATATTCGCTGTCGGTGCTCACTATGTTGTTGACCGGTAGCGCCGCCAGTTGTTTTCCCAACGTGTCAAGGGTGATGCCGTACGTAAATCCTGCAGGATCCACACGATATTTTAATATA